AAGCCGCCCCCGATTAAAAGGACGACTTTAGCTAATTTTCTAGTTTAATTAAGCAATCTAATCTTTTGACGCTCGCCATTTACCAGCATGTAGCTTATCCCAAGATTCTTGGGCGCTTTTCATGCCGATGTCATGACCAGCCCTTTCAGACTCAAACCACTTGTGTTTTAGTATTTCTAATTGTTCAGCCTTATGCAGTGTGATCTCATACGCCATTCTTAATCCACTCTTCTTTGAACTACGATTGTAGTAAGGAGAAGCTTCAAGAAGTAGTGCCGCGACAAGAATACAGAGCACAAGCCAAACGCTTGCATATGTTAGTAGTTCCATGACGCCCTATATTACAGTATTAACTATGCCAATGTGAAATAAAAAAAGCCCCATAATCCTGGGGAAAGGAAAATGGGGCATAAATTTGTTACGACGATAGCAAATACCGACCACGCGATTAAGCGAATGGGGGTGAATAGTGTTACACACAAAAATTTAAAAAAAGAAAAAAAAAAATTAAAAAGGAAAAAGTGTAAAGGTATTTATGGCAGTAGAGGGAGCACACGATTCAAATATATATATAAGCGAAAGTAATCCAGCAAGTGTTACTAGTTTTAATTATAGTAATTCTGTTTATTATAAAAGCGCCGCAACTGCAGATAGTGATGGTAAAAATTCTTGGGTATCTAACGAGGGGCCTATGATTACGTGGGGTTCATCTCAATTACCTTATAAAACGTGGATGTGGTCAACAAATGGAGCCAGTTTCAGTATCAGTGACGCGGATACCGCTTACCCGTGGTTAAATCTTGATGGTACTGTTCGACTGCAGTATACAAATTTACAACCTGCAGTTATTAGAAAATTAAATTCTATTCAAAACATTTCATTTAACCAAGATGTTCAAGAAACTCCAGCTTTAGTGGTGGGGCAAGAAATAAGTCCAACTCAAATAGACGGTCCCACTCAAACAACAGTTTCTGTAGATAAAATTTTAAACAACAATGATTTTATAAGAACTCTAGCGGGACTAAGTAATATATCTGGTCAATTTGAATATGGAGACAATTTATTGAGTTTTAATAGAACTTGTTTAAATAATTTCTCTGTTAGCGCCACAATTAATCAATTACCTCAAGCATCTTTTGATTTTACTATTTATGGATCGTTAAGTGGGACTTCAAATTCAGTATCCTCTAGTGCAAGTAATGACGACGCGATAGAAGAAATAACCCCCGAAGGATTGTTAGTGACATTTGACAAGCAATCAATCAACGCTGTTCAATCTTTTAATTATTCGGAAGTTTTTAACAAAAAAGCCACTTACGGAATAGGGTCCAATGAACCAAGTGACATACAAACAGTCGGACCAGTTATCCAAGAAGCTTCAATAGCTATTGAAGTCGAGGATTACGAACCAGAAGAAACATTTTCATTCTTGAGTGGATCTAAAGATAGAAACAGGACGATTAAAATGGAAATAAGTGGAGAAAACTCAATTTTAAATACATTTCAATTAGAAAACGGTCATTTAGTTAGCGAAAATGTTGGAGTTGGCGTTGGAGGGACAATTGTTGCAAATCTCAAGTACAGGGGCTATAAAAAAGTGTAATAATAACTATGGCATATATTTCATATACGGATGTACCACTTTATTTCGGAACGAGCAGCAATAACATCGCTCTCCCAGGAGAAGCCGATGCGGATAATAAAAGCGTTGTCGCACAACAAGTTCAACTTAATTACACTCCCAACATTGCGCCAGTAAGGGTTGTAGGCAAAACCCCAACAAGAGATAATTTTAATCTTGCTGGCCCGCCTAACTCTTCTCTTTCATTTAGTTGTTATATTGATAGTAACGAATTTAATCCAAGCGATTTCACGGGTGACGTAGGAGATGTAGGTGCAACTTTTCGCCTTGGAGATGAAACTAACGGTATTTCTGGTTCTGGAGCTTTTCTAAATTCTTTTTCTTATACGTTAACTCCTTATGCCCCAGTTCTGGTTCAATGTGATTTCTCTATTTATAATCCAATGACCACAACTGCTGTGGGTGGAAAAATCGTAGATGCGGGCGCTGCTACTGCGCTCGGCGCTGGTGGTGACAGCACTCTAGATGCCGCTACCTTTGGAAACTACGCCCATGGAGCTTATTCACATATTAAAGGAGGAAAGGCGGGCTACAGTCAAGCTACTCACGAAGCTTTCACTGTGGTGGCAGATCGGGACGGTTATGATCAACTAACAGATATTGACCAGGTATTAGATGATATCAATACTTTTGAAGCTATCCAATATCAATACACCGCCCAACGTCTTCCTGTCTATACAGTAGGTTCGTACAATTTAACATCATGCGAACTAATCACAGAAGAACAGACACTAAGCATACAGGGAGACAATATCCAAAAACTCGTCTCAATCACTGGCTCAAACCCTGGGAAAGTAATTCTTGAACTTAAAGGGGAAGGAGATAGTGTTCATATCAGATCAGTTATTGATGGCAGATTAAATTCAGAAAACGTATCTATTCAAGGTGGAGATTTGGCAAGAGGATCAATTACCATTACAGAACTATTAAAATAGTGTAATAGTAGTAGGATGTCAAATTTGGAATTTAGGCAATTGAATCAAAAAATAAGGTTTAAGGAACGCAAGTTTAAGTTTAGTCAAAATCAAGTAGATTTTTTAAAAACTGCTCTTGATGATAAAACCAAGCTCATGTTTCTTGCTGGGCCAGCTGGAACCGCGAAGACTTATATGGCCGTATATTCGGCTTTACAGTCTATTATAAGCTCTGACCTAGAGAAGGGCGTTCTGTACATCAGAAGCATAGCTGAGAGCTCACAAAGAAGCCTTGGATCACTACCTGGCTCTATTGATGAAAAGTTCGGAGTATTTGCTGGGCCGTTTTATGACAAGCTCGACGAAATGCTGAACTCTCAAGATATAAAATTATTAAGAGATAAAAAGCAATTCGAGTGTATGCCAGTTAATTTTGTGAGAGGGGCAAACTGGAACGATACAATCATCATCATCGACGAAGCTCAAAACTTCACTCACAATGAGTTGATGACCGTGCTAACAAGAATTGGAGAAGATTCAAAAATCATTATCTGTGGAGATATGATGCAAAGTGATATTAGAAACAGCGGATTTTCAAATATCTTTGGAGCCTTTGATGATGAAGAGTCTAAAGAGAAGGGGATACACTGCACTACATTTGGAACTGAAGATATCAAACGAAGTGAAATATTAAAATTTATTGTAAAGAAACTCGAAGATAAAATTTAAAAAATTATTTTTAAACTTATAATTATAGTATGATTAAATATTGTTCAGAATGTGGTACTAAAGTTGAATACAAGTTCAGCCCCCCAAAGTTTTGCTCAAATTGCGGGCATCCAATGGGTGTTGCACAAAACGAATCTAAGCCTTTAGATAGAAACGTGTCTTCCGAAAGAAAGTCTCAAGCTATCAATGATAATGAAACTGACGCAGAGTCAGTACCAAATATCTATAAATTAGAATATGAGATAGATGACTTCGGAGCATCTTCCCAACAAACCCTAGGTTCGCTGCACGGCAAAACCGCACCAAAAAGAAAAACTAGAATTGTAAGAGATATTGATAACTTGTAATGTATTCATTCGAAGAAAAGCTTAAAGAAATAGAAGCTGCCTTAGAAAGAAAACGATCAAAGTGGGATCTCGACGCAGTTACATATATTGATTATGATGATATTAAACAGGTCATCATGGCGCATATTTATAAAAAATGGCACCTTTGGGACCAAGGTAAACCCATAGAGCCTTGGCTAAGTAGAGTTGTATCTAATCAGTTTAAAAATCTACTTAGAAATCATTATGGTAATTATGTGAGACCATGCCTAAGATGCGAATTCAATATTGGTGGAGATGGTTGTAGCAAAAATGTATCCGCAATTCAAGACACTTCTTGTTCTATGTACGCGGATTGGGCCAAGAAGAAGAAGACCGCTTACGATATAAAGTTAGCAGTAACAATGGAAAACCATATTCATGAAATTCATGCCAGAAGAGACGAAAGTATTAACTTGGATGAAGCCACTGTAAGACTAACGAATAAAATACAAGGACAACTAAATGTAAGACATTTCGAAGCTTTCAAAATGCTATTTGTTCAAAACAAATCCGAAGAAGAGGTAGCGAGATACTTGGGCTTCAAAACCAGCGAAAAGAAAAGATCTGCTGGCTATAAGCAAATAAAAAACTTAAAGAAGATTTTTCAAGAAAAGGCTAAAAAAATTATAGAGGAGAATGATATAGTATGATAGACCTAACCCAAGAACAAAAAGATTTAATATTAGAGAGCTTTCAAAAAGATCCAAACATAATCAACATAACAAAAATCGTGTTTGAGGATCAGAGTCTAGACGGAAGATCTAAAGAGGGAAGGGCTGTGACTAAATTTCTAGCCAAAAATGGGCTAAAAACAAAAACTACAAAGGCAGAGAAGTCGAAGGAGATAAATTTAACAGACGAGCAATTAGATTCGATAGAATCAATGAAGGCGGATGGTTTAAATACATCTGAAATAGCTGATATACTTTTTAGCAAGAACGTTGTTAGATTATCAGTTGAATGGAGAACTGTTAATGAAATAGTTAATCAAGACAGAGAAGAAGCTAGGGAGGAAGCTCCCAGCAGCTACGTAGTTCCAAATGCACTTTCTAGGATAATCAAAAAAATTAATGACTCTACTGGATACGGCTTAGAAGAAAATAAAATGTCGCGAAACCAGCATACTTGCTGTAGCAGACTAAGGATTAATTTATCAAACTCAAGATTTGTGGCTATCGTAAATAACTACATTAATTCTAGAGACAAGGAACTATTCGAACAAGAATTTATTAGACTAACCTGGGACAAGCCAGACCTAACGCCAGACGAACTTAATCTTTACATGAATGTATGTAAAGAAATTATTAATCTAGAGCTTATCACATCTCACCTTCAAAAGTTAAACGATATGTTTGAGTCCGCAGATGATCAAGACGAGATGAGCATTAGGTTAGCTGAAATTATTAAAGCTAAAAGCTCAGAGTACCACCAGTGCGAAACTCGTATTGAAAATTTAACAAAGAAGCTTCAAGGAGATCGTGGCGCACGTTTAGCCAACAAGCAAAAAGATACAGCATCATTTCTCTCCATTGTCCAGCTTTTTCAAGAAGAGGAAGAAAGACATAATATGGTTCGCATTGTAGAAATGCAAAAACAAGTAATCAAAAAGGAGGCTCAAAAGCTAGAAGGCATGGCGGCCTGGAAAGCTCGCGTCTTGGGGATAGGTATTGAAGATGTCTTATAACTGCAAAGAATGTGGGGTCGAGTTTGAAACGGAGAAAAGCTTACATAGCCATCTCAAGGCTCACAAGATGTATGTAGGCGACTACTATGTCAAACACTACCCTCGATTTAACAAGCTAAATGGCAATCCGCTACCCTTTAAAAAGAAAGACGAATACTTCGCAAATGATTTTATTAATCGATCTCAGCTCATAAAGTGGTGTGAGTCTGCGCCAGACGAAGAGGTTAAGAATTACATCCTTGATCTAGGAAAGAAAAGAATAGAAAGAAAAAAATACAAAAACGCCCCATTCTATTTAGAGCTACTTAAGCGACAGCTGCCAGACTTAGATACTTACAAAAAACACTTTGGAACATATACTCAAGCTTGCGAAGCTATGGGAGCAAAGCCTATATTTTATAAGGGTATGCCTAAAGAATTTAATGATAGTGCGGATGTCGAAGTGCTCATTGATACTAGAGAGCAACAACCACTGGAGTTTAATAAATCTTCAATTTTAAAGTTAGACTTTGGGGATTACACTTTGGGCGGAGATGATTTCACTAATACATTTGTAGATAGAAAAGGAGCTGGTGATTTTTTATCAACTTTTGGCGGGCAGGTAGATAGGTTTAGAAGAGAAATGCAAAGATGCGTAGAGCTGGATAGCTATATGTATATTGTTGTAGAAAAATCTCTCAAAGCAATAGAAAAAGAAGCTGTGTTCGCGAAAGGAAGAAGGGCACCCAAACTAGGTTGGGTGTTCTCTAATTTAATTTCTGTTCAACACGAGTTCGCTGGTCATTGTCAATTTGTATTTACAGATAGTAGAAGCCATAGCGAAGAAATTATACCTAAACTATTACATCTAGGTGAAAAGCTTTGGGACGTAGATGTTCAATATTTTTTAGATAAGGAGGAAAGATGAGCTGGGATATAGGAAATCAAAAACGCTTAAATAAGGAGCCGATCAATCAACAAGTCATGGATCTTGAGGGTTACCTAGAAGATACGCAAGCAAAAATTTGGTTGTATAAATTTCTCAAAGAAAACGTGACCTTTACTACCGAATTGCTTACTGGTATCGAATTGTTTCCATTTCAACACATGGCAGTAAAAGCCATGATGGAAAATGACTACTTCTTGGGGATATGGTCTCGTGGTATGTCTAAATCTTTCTCTACTGGTATTTTTGCCCTGTTAGATGCAATGATGAATCAAGGTGTTCACATTGGCATTATATCAAAATCATTTAGACAGTCTAAGATGATCTTTCGCAAGATAGAAGATATATCTCAAGATCCCAAAGCAGAATTATTTCGACAATGCATTGGCAAGGTAAGTAAGTCTAACGATGAATGGTCCATGCAAATTGGCAAGAGTCGCATTACCGCCTTACCTCTTGGTGATGGAGAAAAGCTCCGTGGTTTCCGTTTTCAGCGGATTATTGTTGATGAGCTTCTGCTTATGCCAGAAAAAGTTTTGAATGAAGTGATTATGCCCTTCCTAGCTGTTGTAGAAAACCCGACGGAGAGGCAAAAAATTAAAGACGCCGAAGACGCAATGATCGAGGCTGGAAAGATGACAGAAGAGGAAAGGACCGAATGGCCATCTAATAAAATGATTGGACTGTCCTCGGCATCCTATAAGTTCGAGTATCTCTATAAAATGTATCAAGCCTATGAAAATATGATTTTCAACCCTGGGGCAAAAAACCAAGGCAGAAGATGTATTATGCAATTTAGTTATGATTGCGCACCAAAAGCCCTGTATGATGAAAACTTAATATCTCAAGCAAAGGGGACGATGAGCCAGTCTCAGATTGACCGAGAATTTAACGCTCAATTCACAGATGATAGCGCTGGTTATTTTAAGATCAGCAAAATGGCAGAATGCACGATTGAGGATGGTGAGTCTCCTGCTGTTGAAGTGGCTGGAGAGAAAGACGCTGAATATATTATGGCATTTGACCCTTCTTGGTCTGAATCGGAAACATCTGACGACTTTGCTATCCAGGTTATAAAATTGCTGCCCGAAAAGAAGAAGGGTGTAGTCGTACATAGTTATGCGCTCCCTGGAACCAATCTAAAAAAGCATATGACGTATTTTAAATATCTTTTAGATCATTTTAATATTATTATGATTGTAGGAGACTATAATGGCGGTGTGCAGTTTATAAACTCGTGTAACGAAAGCGATATGTTTAAAAAGGAAAAACTAGAAATAGGTATTTTTGATCCAAAGCTAGATAACCCGCACGACTACGAAAAAGATTTAAGGGACGCTAGAAGAGGTTACAACCGAAGCAGCAACACTATATGTATTTTAAGAAAGCCAGTATCTAACTGGATTAGAAGTGCAAACGAAATGTTGCAAACAGCTTTTGATAGAAAGAAATTATACTTTGCAGCTACTGCAATGGATGACAACTATTCTATGCAAAAAGCCAAAAAGATACCAATTAAGGGTTTAAAGTTTTCCAAGTACGAAGACGAAAAGAATGTCGGCGCTAAAATGATTGATTTTATTGAACATCAAAAAGATATGATTGATCTTACCAAAGCAGAATGTGCACTTATACAAGTCACTTCATCTTCTGGGGGCACTCAAAGTTTTGATTTGCCAAGTAATCTAAAAAGACAAAAAGGGGTAGATAGACCCAGAAAAGACTCTTATTCCGCTATAGTCTTGGGCAACTGGGGGATGAATATATATTACGATATGATGAATTTGCCAGAAGAGAGACCTGCGAGTTTCACACCTATGTTTATATAAAAAACTTAACAAAGTCACTTTTAAAAGTGTAATTAACTTTATAATAGATTATGGCAAAAAGACAATATAATAAGAAATCCAACTATTGGAATAAGTTTACGAAAGTTTCCCCACAAACTTCAGAAGCTCAAGAAAGCGTAGAACCAGCTACAATGGGCGAAGCATATCACGTCTCTCAAGGATCATACAGCCGATCTGGTTCTATAAGTAACTTATCGTCAACGAGTACATCTACTCGAATTAATCGATCTTCCGTTTCGGCCCCACTTAATAAATATAGCCAAATTCGAGGGGGACTTCTTCCTTATGAAATTTCATCCGATGGAATCAACGTTAGAGAGGCTATCGAGCTTTGCCAGAAAGCATATGCAAATGTGCCTATTTTTAGAAATACTATTGATATGATGTCTGAGTTTGCAAATGCAGACTTATACCTGGAGGGAGGCAATGCCACATCGAGGAACTTCTTTGAAAAGCTTTTGGATAGAATTAAGATTTGGGATCTTAAAGATCAGTATTTCAGAGAATACTATAGAAGTGGCAATATTTTCCTTTACCGTATTGACGGCAAATTTAGCTTGGACGATTACAAGAAGTTTTCTCAGAATATTTCTGAAGGGCCTTCGTTAAACAAGTTTCCTCTTAAGTATATTGTTTTAAATCCTTTCGAAATTGTAGCCAAAAGGAGCACGGTTTTTAATACGAAGGATGGAGCGTATGCCAAGATTCTTTCTGAGTTTGATATGGAAAGATTATCGAACCCTAAAAATGATTATGATAAAGAGGTGTTCGAGGCCCTAGATCCAGAAGTAAAGAAGCAAATTAAAGACGGTGCTTATTTTAAAGATGGTCTTAAAATTAATCTAAAGAACGAAAAGATTTCTTACAGTTTCTACAAAAAGCAAGATTACGAGCCATTTGCTATTCCATTCGGTTACCCTGTTCTTGAGGATATTAATGCCAAGCTTGAAATGAAGAAGATGGATCAAGCTATCATGAGAACTGTTGAAAATGTAATTCTTATGATCACAATGGGAGCGGAGCCAGACAAAGGCGGAATCAATCCAAATAATGTCAAGGCTATGCAAAAACTTTTTCAGAATGAATCAGTTGGAAGGGTTCTAGTTTCAGACTATACAACAAAGGCCGACTTTGTTATCCCAGACATCAATAAGGTTGTCGGCCCAGGTAAATACGAAGTTATTAATAAAGACATTAAAGAAGGATTGCAAAATATCATTCTTAACGACGATAAATATAACGGTGCAGAAATTAAAGCCCGAGTATTCCTAGATAGATTAAAAGAAGCTCGTGAAGCTTTTATTCAAGATTTCTTGCAGCCAGAAATCAGAAGGATAGCAAAAGACCTAGGATTTAGATCTTATCCAACTGTCAAATTTAAGGACATTGATCTCCGTGATGAAGTGCAGCTTATGAGAGTTTCTACGAGACTTATGGAGCTTGGAGTTATTACTGCAGAGCAAGGTATGGAATTATTTAACACTGGAAGATTTCCGCTTGCCGAAGAGCTGGAGGGCGCTCAAAAGAAATTCGTCAGCCAAAGAGAAAAGGGGTATTTTAATCCAATAGTTGGGGGTGTTCCAATGATTAACGAAGAAAGCTCAGAAAAACCAAATGATTCTAAGAAACCAGATGGGGGTATGGCTGGAAGACCAGAAGGTTCCAAGGACGAATTCTCTAGAGAAAATATTCAAGCCACTATTTATGAAGTCGAAGCTTTAAACTCACTAGCAAAAGAAAAAATGCTAGAGATATATGAAACAGATTCACTAAATGAAGATCAAGAAAAGATGGTTAGCAAATTATGCGAATCTATCGTATGCGCTTCAGATAAAGAAAATTGGACAAAAAGTCTCGTTTCTTGTGTAAATGATTTCAGTCAAATAGAAAAACTTGGGGCTATGGAAAATATATTAAGCATTTCCGAAGCTCATCAACTAGAAATTTATCCATCAGCAATTTTATATCACTCAAAAAACTATGAAACAAATTAAAAATCCACTCGAAGCAAAAATCGATCGTTCAAACGGAAATATTGAAATTTCCATCGCCAAGAAATACGGTGAAGCTGAAGCTCCTGTATTTGAAAAGTTCATGGGTATGTGCGGAATGTATGACGCCTACGCGGTAAACACTGCCGAAGAAGATGACAAGGGCACAGAAAAAGCTTGTTCAATGACATACGCAAAAGAAATTCAAGCTTTATACCAGAAAGTAGAGGCTAATCTATTTGGTCAAAAGCCTCAGCATATGCTTGCAGGACTATCTGATGAGCAAAAGAAAAATCTTCCAGTAGAGCTACAAAAAGCTATCGTTAAGAAGTTGAAGGCAGAAGGTAAAATTACCAAAGAGATGGATGCTAATTTATTCGCTCCACAAGGTCAAGGTATAGCTAATCTTTTTGCACCGCAACCTGGCCAAATGTAAAGCATTTAATGCAGTACAAATACACTACAACTTTTAATTTCGAAGTTAAGGCTTGCGAAGAGATAGCTGGTATAAACTTAAGCCAAGCTAATATACAAAATCTTCGTTCGTTAATTCCTACGTCTGTAGATCTAGAAAAGAATATTGATCTTATGGGCGTGGCTTTTAATGCTGCGGTGGTTAATGAGTTTAATAAAAATGGCGACGGCATCGATACAAAAACAGCTATTGATTCTATTCAGCAGTTTATTCATAAACCTACAAATATAGAGCACAACAAGAAAAAGATTGTCGGACATATAGTTAACGCTGGATTTAGCGATTATTCTGACAGCACTATTCTAATTAATGTAGACGAAACTGAAAAGGATCCTTTTCACATAGCGTTAGGCGCCGTGGTTTATAAAACTGTAGACAAGGAATTTTTTGATTTATTAGAAAAGAGCACCAATCCAAAAAACAAAATGCACAATACTGTTTCCGCTAGTTGGGAAATTGGTTTTAGTGAATATCAAATTGCGGTAGGTAGCAAAAACTTAAAAGATGCAAAAATAATTTCAGACCCTAAGCAGATCCAAGAAATGAGGGGAATGCTAAAAGCTTTTGGAGGCAAGGGTCTTACGGATGAAGGCGAGCCTATTTACCGTTTGATCACTGGCCAAGTTTATCCTCTAGGTATAGGTTTTACATTAAAACCAGCTGCTAATGTTAAAGGAGTTATCAGCAACGACTTCGAAAAAGAAGATACAAAAAAAGAAACTGTCTTAGATAAAGATGAGACCCAATCTAATCAATTAATAAAAATAACTGACAAAATTTCACAAAAATTAAAAAATACTGTAAACAATACTAAAATTATGGACTTAGAAACACTCCTATCAGAAATAAAGGCTTCTCTTGTTGAAAAGAAATTTTCAGAAGAGTCGATCGCTAGCATGACTTCGCAATTTGCCGAAGCCATTAAAACTAAGGATGACGAGTATAAGGCTTCTCTTGAAGCTGCAGAACAAGAGAAGGCTGAAATCGCATCCGCGAGAGAAGAGCTTCAAGCTTCTGTAGAATCTATTAAAGAAGAACTTAAAACTGCTCAAGAACGCATCGGTGCATTTGAAGGTGAAAAAGCTGCTCAAGAAGCAGTTGCCACATTTAATGCTCGTATGGAAGAAATTGATTCTGTTTATGATCTCGAAGAAAGCGATAGCGCATTCATCGCCGAAAAGATTAAAGGACTTGACGCAAGTGAAGAATCCTTTGCATCTCTAAAGGGCGAGCTCGAAGTTTTTTGGGCATCGAAGAATAAAGAAGCCAAAGCAAAGCAAGAAGAAGCAATCGCCGCTCGCGTCGAAGCTGAAATCGAAAAGCGCCTTAATACATCAGAAGCATCTGAAGTCGTAGCTGAAGAAGCCGCTGCTGAAGAAGTCGATGTTGAAGCAGCTCTTGAAAATGCAGAAGCTACTGAAGAATCTCTTCCTAATAATAATGAAGCTCAAGCTTCTAAAACAACTTTGAAGGACAAGTTCGCTGCTGCTTTTAGCCGTGAAAATGTTCTTGGATAAAACAAACAAACTAACAAAATTTAACTAAATATAAAACTATGGCACTAAGACTACTCCCATTCAGACAATATGACGAGCAAGATGTTGTAAACCTCTATGCTCTCGAGTCAAGCCTCGCACTAGCTTCTACTACAGGAGACGGCGCGGGTTCAAACGGCGTATTTGTCAGCGTATCAACTGGTAATTTCAATGCAGATACTGTAACCTACGGTTCCAGTGACTACCTTGGTAAAACAGATTACCCGTTTGTCGGCGCAGACATGTACCCAAGCAATAACGCCCTAACTATCAAAGCCGCAGCTAATGGAACACTTCCTTTAGGACTGACTTTGAATCAAACAGCGAAAGCTGATGAAAACGGCGAAAAGCTTCTATACAATACCACCAAGAAAGAAGAGCTGCAAGCTGTTCTTCCTGGCCAAAGTGTTCCTGTTGCAACTAAGGGTATCTTTACTCTTTCAGCCGACGCATTCGATGGCGCCGCATCTGCTTACACAGTAGGCACTGGCGTTGTAATCTCATCGGTTACTGATGGCAAGATTGAAGCTGGCGACCCGCTTGCTACAACTTCTCTTGGTACCGTTCTTGGTACTGGTTCACGCGCCTCTCAAGGCGGTCTCACTGATCAATTCGCTGGCGAATACATCGTAGTCAAAATCGGATAATTGAAAGGAATTTAATATTATGAAAATCACTTTAAAAAATACTCCAGAACAAGTTGAACTTGTAAAAGCAATGGCTTCTCGCAACCGTGATGTTGCATACGAAGCACAAACTGCTCTTGCTGAGTTCATCGGACCAGTCCTCGCTGAAGTTATTAACAATGCTCCTGCGTTGTCTAATCTCTTCACTACTATGCAGTATAACGCTGATGACAATCCTTCGATTCCGTTGGATCTGTACTTCGACGTTTCTGACGAAGATTATGTACAAGTTTACAGCCAAAGCCGTGCTGGTGGCCTTCCAACTTCGGAAGTTCTCCCAACATCTTCTGAGCTCAAGATCGCTACTTATAGCCTTGACTCAGCAGTAAGCTTTGACCGTCGCTATGCAGCCAAGAGCCGCATGGATGTTGTCGCTAAGACAATGACTCGTGTTGCACAAGAAATTCTTCTTAAGCAAAACCAAATCTCTGCTAACGTTATCATGAAGGCGCTTGACTCAGCTTCAACTAACGGCAAGACTCACGTTCTCAAGTCAGCAGCTGCTGATCGCTTCGGTCTCGCCGACTTGAATGCAATGATGACTCGTTCTAAGAGAATCCTTACCTCCTTCGTTGGTGGTACTCCAGATGCTCGCCAAGGACGCGGAATGACCGATATCATCGTATCTCCAGAGATCGTTGAAGAACTTCGTTCTATCGCTTACAACCCAATCAACACCAAGAATGCTGGTGGTGGTACCGCTATTGGTGGTCAAGAAGTTCAAACTGCTGGCGTTATCGCTGAAGAAGCATATCGCGCTGCTGGCGCTCCAGAATTCTATGGCATCAATGTTATTGAGCTCAATGAGTTCGGTGATGGCCAGAAGTTCAACGCACTGTTCGGTGGTTCTGACTATCAAGGTACTGAAGGCAGCGCTGCGTTCAATGCAGGGACTGATCAATTGGTTCTTGGTATCGACCGTAGCCGTGAATCTTTGATTCGCCCAGTTGCTATCGATTCCGAAAATGGTGGTGAGTTCAATCTTATCGCTGATGACCAATACAGCATCCGTCAAAACAAGATCGGTTACTTCGGTTCACTCGAAGAAGGCCGTATCGTTCTCGACGATCGTGCACTTGTAGGTTGCGTAGTCTAATTACAGTAAGTTAATCTGTAATAATCTATTACTTCTTGAGCCACCCTTCGGGGTGGCTCTTTTTGTTGAAAATGTTATTGTGTAATGTATTATATACCATATGGAAAATCCACAAGAAAATAAACCCCAGTCACTTCACGACTTAAAGGAGTCAATAATTGAAGAAGAGGCTAATGAAATAAATCTTGACGTATCTTTCGGAGTCGAAAACGACGAAATTAATAACGAAGAGATGCAAAAGGGCGATGCTTTGGCAAACCTTGAATACGCAGATGGGAAGCAAAGAGATGAAGTAGATCTAGCTGAAGAGCAAGAAAAGATTTACGGGGTTGATGTTATAAGCCCGTTTAAGACGGGAGACATTAGAGTATTTAGAAGGAAGCTAGAGACTATGTCTAGAGACAAAATGTCTACGCTGGCTAATAGAGTAGCAGCGCGAACATACTCATCAGAAGCTGATCAAAAGGAAGAATTAATAAAAGCTTTTTACTCTTGGGCTTCTACGAATAGCTTTATACAGACAGATGCTACAAAAAAATCAGAAAAGGGAGCTTTATCTGAGGCTTTTGAGGATTCAGAAAGTGTAAACTCTCTAGAAGAGAAATTAAAATCTAAAACTTTATCAGATCTACAGTCTACTGCAGCTCGTTTGGGGTTCAACCCTAGTTTTGATAGAGAAAGATTAATCAAAGTAATCACACAAGAATATCAAAGACAATCATGAGTAATTTAGGCGACCTAGCTACATCCATACACACAACAGAATTCGATTCAGCAGCTTCCCCTACATCCAATTTGATATCTGGATGGCTGGACGCGAACTTAGGCAAATTGAACAATGTTCTTTTTACTAGCTTCTCTGGATCAGCTGGAGAGGTCACTGGCTTAAATTTAGAAGAGCAGAACATTTATAAAGAGATGTATCTGTACCATTACTATACGAAACAGACCAGAAATACTATTCGCGGAATTGCGGACGATACCAATGGTAACATTATTAGCGTCAGAGACGGCGACAACGCCATTACGTTCGTTAATAAGAACGAGGTATCAAAAGTATACAAAAGCCTCGCCAGGGACTCGTACGACGCCCTAGAGAAGCTTATAGCTAACTACAACAGCTACCAAGCAAGCCCTAGGCAAGTTGGCGGCATAGAAGCTGGCGTAGAGACCGAAAATTAATTTAAATTTAAAAATACATCTTTCAAGCGTGACCTTTTGGGGGTTGCGCTTTTTTGTGCATAAAAAAACCCCCTCGAATGAGGGGGTCTTGTAAATCAGAAGGGCTTCTTAGCTATTCGCTCCACCCTAAAGTATTAATTACCAG